AAATCACGTTTTAGTAAAAATTATAAACAAGGATTGTTAAAGGTTAAAGAAAATGCTGAGTAAAAAAGAATGTAAAAGAGCATTAGAGAATATGCATAGTCAAGTTGATATAGAAACTCAGTGGTATAGTTATGATGTTTTAAAGGAGTTGATTGATGAACATTTTGACCCAAAAGAAAATACAGGAGAATATGAACATTTTAAGTTGCATAGCGATAGTAGTTTAAAAAATCTAACGAAAGTTGAATTAATAGACTACATTAAGATGTTATATCATAATTGGGGCGTTACTGATGAGCAATTAAAAAACTGCATTGATAAAGCAAAAGAATTAAGTGATTCGAATGATGAACTAGAAAGAACAATTCATTCATTAGATTGTGAATTGAGCGATGTCTATAATCCTAAACCATACAAGTTTGAAGATTTAAAACCTAATATGTGGGTTTGGGATAATGTAGCAAAGGAATGTTTGTATGTTATTAAATTTTTTGCAGCTCCGTTCACTGGGGCGAAGTATTTCAGTTATTTAGGAATTTATAAGAATTTAGAAGAAATAAAAAAATTAGATATAAAATTCGAAGAAAACCGTTTCTTTCCAGTGCAATGCGCTAATCTAGAGAGCTAAAAAATGAGTAAGTTATATGCAATATACGATGAAAACGACTTTCCCGTATGTGTTGGAAGTTCTAAGGAATGTGCTGCATACATGGGAAAGAAATCATCGAAAACATTTATACAACATTGTACCAAGGTACGAGCAGGAATAATTAAACCTAAACTTAGAGGATATGTAATAGGAGAAGATCCACAAGGAAAGAGGTCAAAAAATGATAATAACGGATAAATTAAAAAATAATATAGAGATTGTAAATACTTATGTAGATAAATACGGTTGTGTGCCTAGAGACGGTACATTTTACAGTGAAGGAGGTGACTTAGATTACATATGCGGTTTATTTAAAAGCTATGAAAACTTTATAAAAGAATTGGGCTTCGAAGATTATGGATATAGAAAACTTAAAAAATACGGGGTCCACGATATAAGAAGAGGAAAATTAATTTATATTGGTTTCCTACGAGATATTAAAGAAGAGTTTTTTGAAGATAAATATACTTTAGAACATATAAAAAAGGCAACATACTCAAATAAACTCCTTGAAAACAGATATTTAATAAGAAAGGACATAGCATAATGAAAGAAAGCAAGTATTATCTACAAAATTGGAAGAAATGGAAACGCACTGTTCAGCTTTTGGAAGAAACTAGAGACGAACTAATGGACATGAAACGTGCTATTCCTATTGGAAGTGATAATATGCCAGGTGGGAACCACAGTAGCGTTATTGCCAAAATGCAAAAGATAATAGAACAATGCGATCAATACGATGTTCTTATAAGCAATTATAATTTTCTTATTAATTCGCTGGAACGTGCGATAACTGTTTTAAACGAAGATGAAAAAGAAGTGTGCATTATATTTTCTAATAACCCAGATAATTCAGATGTAAGGGAAGTTTTAGCATCTAAACGCGGGTATTCAAGATCGGTATTTTATCGAAATCTCGATGATGTATATGTTAAGCTAGACAGGCTGTTATGTTTAAGTCCAATAATGACGGTTGATGATTATGATAAAGAAATCTATTAATAACAAACTGGGACTAAACTGGGACTAAAATAGGCTGTTTATGTGTTATTATTGTATTGTGGGAAATTGGTTAATCCACACGGCGACATGTTTTTTAGTTATATTTCTAAACCCCTTTCATTTTTATAAAGCGGTCAAATGACTGCTTTTTTGTTATCTAAGACGATATTATTACTCTCCCTATAGTATCGTCTTAAATAACATAAGGGGGCATGAAAATGGACGATGATGAAGAATTAGACAACATAATAGATATATATTGGAGGTGCTTTAAGAATGGCAAAACACTTAACAGATGCGAAGAAAAAGAAAATAATAGCCGATTATGTAGGGTGCGGAAACTATTCGGAAGTAGCAAGAAAAAATAAGGTATCTAAAGATACTGTTAGGAGATTATGCAATCGCACGGATATTCTTCAAAAAGCGCAAGAGAAAAAAGAGCAAAACACCAAAGATATGCTTGAATACCTAGATAATAAAAAACAAGACGCAATGGAATTCATTGACATGGCGTTAGCATCAATGATGGAACCAGAGAAACTAAAAAAATCAAGTGTGCAGGCATTAGCAACATCAATCGGGATTATAATAGATAAATTCACACCAACAGTACAAACAGATCAATCGTTAGAGAAATTAGACAAAGTATTGGAAAAAATAGGCGGTGTCATTTAATGGCATTTACACAAAAACAGCGTGAGTTTTTAGATAACGCTAATCATCGTTGGAATATAAAGCAAGGAGCGACACGTAGCGGTAAAACCTACTTAGATTACTTTGTTATTCCAAAACGAATAAGGCAAGTTGCTGGAAAAGATGGATTGGTTGTTATTTTAGGAAATACAAAGGGCACACTCCAAAGGAACGTAATAGAGCCTTTGCAAAATATATATGGAGAACAGTTAGTCGGCAATATTAGAAGCGATAATACCGCGAATATGTTCGGGGAGAAAGTATATTGCTTAGGAGCGGATAAGATTAACCAAGTAAACAGAATAAGAGGGGCAAGTATTAAATACTGCTATGGTGACGAGGTTGCGACATGGCACGAAGAAGTATTCACAATGCTTAAATCGCGTTTAGATAAGCCGTATAGCAAGTTCGACGGAACTTTAAATCCCGAAAGTCCGCACCACTGGCTTAAAAAGTTTCTAGAAAGTGATGCAGATATATACTGTCAATCTTACACAATAGACGATAACCCGACACTTGACCCATCGTTTGTGGCTAATCTAAAGCAGGAATATGCTGGAACGGTATACTATGATCGTTATATCTTAGGATTATGGAAATCAGCCGAGGGTGTAATATATACGCAAATAGCAGATAGACCACAAGATTATGTTATCGATGAAGCACCGCCTATTATGTTTGCTACTATTGGAGTAGATTTTGGCGGTAACGGTTCGGCAACCACATTTAATTTAACGGGATATACTTCGGGAATGAACGAGGTAATAACTTTGAAAGAGTACTACCGTAAAGGCATTATGTCACCGACAGAGTTAGAAAGTGCGTTTGTTAAATTTGTAATAGAATGTCAACGCTTTTATTCAGTTTATGACGTTTATTGTGACAATGCTGAACAAACATTAATTAAAGGATTGAAAAATTCATGCGAGAGAAATGCTATAGGGGTACTCATACATAATGCAAAAAAAATGAAAATAAATGATAGAATACGTTTTTTTTGTCGTTTACACGGCATAGGCAAACATAAAATTATGCGCGAATGTAAATACACCTTAGAAGCATTTCAAACTGCTGTATGGGATTCTAAATACGTTACAAAGGATGTTAGGCTGGATGATGGAACATATAACATAGATAGTTTGGATGCGCAAGAATATGCGGTAGAGCCGTATATGAACCAAATTATCGATATATGGTAGGAGGCGTACAGATGTTTAAAAAGATAAAAAAGAAAGTAAAAGAGGTGGCTACGAAATTTATGGCAGACAGTGGAACGGGAAAAGAATTTAAAAATATTTTTGAATTGGGAGGTGTTCCTGCGTTTAACCAGTTTTATTATTTTGGTATCTTTCCATGGAAGTATATTTATAAAGGCTTTTATAGACCGTGGCATCGAGTGTTGTCACCTACGTTAAAAGACCCTATGCGAAAAAGAAATATAGAAACAATGGGAATTGCTAAAGCAGTATGTGCGGAACTGGCTGGATTAATATGGAGCGAGCAATGCGAAGTACATGTTTCTTCGGGAAAAGAACTCGGAGAAAATGAAACAGATCCTCTAGACGATTATATCCAAGAAGTTTTAAAAGATAATGCCTTTTTTACAAAGATGCAGGAACATATCGAACAGTCTTTAGCACTTGGGGGCGGAGCACTAAAAGTTTGGGCGGAAGCAGACCATTTAGACGGTAAACCAGTACTAGGAAGCGAGCATATTGAAATTGGCTATGCTATGGCAGATCAGTTCGTGCCAACTGCATGGACAAACGCCAAAGTTACAGAGGGAGTATTTATAAGCCGAGAAGCAAAGAACGGGTATTATTACACGCGGTTAGAGTGGCATAAATGGAATGGAACTACATATGTAGTTGAAAATGAATTATTTAGAAGTGAAATTAAAAATATTAAAAATGCTAGCGGTGAAGTTGAGCCACAGGATATTTTAGGTTTTAGATATCCGCTGCAAACAATATATCCATTTTTGAATGAATCAACTTCGATTGAACATGTAGAGGATAGTCTATTTTACTATTATAGAACAGCTATTGCGAACAACATTGACGATAACAGCCCATTAGGAGTAAGTATTTATGCTAATGCATTAGCAACATTACACGCGTTAGATGTTTGCTTTGACAGTTTCGTACGCGAGTTTGTGTTAGGAAAGAAGAGAATAATTGTCCCAGCGAGTGCTATTAGAGTTGTGTATGATCCAGAAACGCAGGAAAGAAAAAGATACTTCGATGCAAATGATGAAGTGTACGAAGCATTAGCAACAGAAGACCAAGAACAATTAAAAATACATGATAATTCTGTTGAGTTAAGAGTAGAAGAACACATAAGCGCAATTAATGCTTTTTTAAGCACCTTATGTTTACAACTGGGATTTAGTGCAGGAACGTTTACATTTGATAAATCACAAGGGCTAAAAACCGCTACTGAGGTAATCTCAGAGAATTCCAAAACATATAAAACTATAAAATCACATCAATTACAAATAAAAGAAGCGATTGAAAAAATGATTAAAGGAATAGTTAATGTTGCGGATTTATACGACATTGAGTATAAAGGGCAACGTGTTGGAAATATGGCTAATGATGATTTAGAGATTAAAGTAATCTTTGATGATTCAATCTTACAAGACCGACAAACAAACATTAATGAGGGAATTGTATTAGTAAATAGCGGTTTAATGTCTAAATTAACTTATATGGAAAAGGTGCTAGGAATGACGAGAGAAGAAGCACTTAAAGAAATAGAAAAAATAAAAAAAGAAAATCAAATAAATACAATAGCGGTTGATGATTTCGCTCTTGGCGGTGAAGAATAGTGGCAATGATAACGCGCCAACAAATATTAGAAATAAGTGAACCGTTTGAGGAAATGTATAGCGGTATAACTAATCAAATTCTAATAATGATGGCTGAGTACATTGGTAAAGATATTGATGAGCCGATTGAGGTTTGGCAACAAAAAAAGATCCAAGAAATTAATTTATTGTTAAAACATACGCAAAGTATTATAAGCAGTGGCAGATATCTAAGCACTACTAATAACACGTTAAATACCGTTATAGATAAAACTTTGGAGGATATAGAACCAAAATTACAAGAAGCATCTAAAAACGGTCTATTAAAGAAAACAACCGCTTATACAGCTAGCTTAAGCATCAATGAACTTAAGAAAAATATGAAAGAAGATTTCTTAATAACATTTAATACAATGGGTAATACCATGCAAAGTATGATACTGCAATCATTTAATAAAGCAGTAAATAATGTTGTTTCTGCATATAACGCAAGAAGAAATGAGATATTAGACGATGCCGCAGAAAAGATAATGCATAGAGAAACAATGCAAAATGCTGTTGCAAGTGCAATAAGGCAAATAGCTAAAGAAAATATACCTGCATTTATAGATAAAGCAGGAAGAAAATGGACGGCCGAAGCCTATGCGAATATGTATGTACGAACAAATGTTCACAACATGAGTATAGATACGGTTGTAAAAAGAAATGAAGATTATGGAAACGATTTATTTATTGTTTCTAAGCATAGCGGTGCAAGACCCAAATGCGCTCCGTGGCAAGGGAAGATAGTTTCAAAAAACAATAGAAAAGGAACAACAACCGATGCGAACGGTAAAAAAGTAAGTTTTATAGCTTTGTCAAGTACAAGTTACGGGCAGGCAGATGGATTGCTTGGTATTAACTGCGGGCATCAGCTGTATCCGTTTATACCTAAACAATCGATTAATAACGTTAAGCCTTTATCAAAGGATCAGGAAAGAGAAAATAAACGTATATATGAAGAAAGCCAACGGCAGCGTGCTATTGAACGCGAAATCCGCGCATCAAAGACACAAGAGGAAATGTATAGAAAAGCGGGCTTAAGAGATGAAGCTGATAAGCAAAAAACTGTAACAAGTCAAAGGCAAGCTAAAATGAGACAGTTTATAAATGAAACGGGTCGAACACGACGATATGATCGCGAACAAATCGTTAAATAATGATAAAAAAACAGGAGGGTAAACAATGGATTGCAAACATGAATTTATGGGCTATAAAGATGGAGTAACATGCCTTAAATGCGGTTTAAAAATGGGAGTGCGAGAATACCATGATTTTTTACAACAAAAAGAAGCAAAAGAACCTAAGAAGCCATCTGCAAGAAGAAAAGGAGCTAAATAATGAATCCATATCAAGATTTAACATCATATTTAAAAATCGTATATCAAAATTTAGGAACTCTGCATCATAATTTAGTAGGCAAGAGTTTTTTTGTTATCCATCCGTTATTGGGTGAGTGGTACAATGAAATCGGTGAAATGACGGATGATTTAATTGAACGAGGTATTCCGTTAGGGTTTGCTGAACCGTCTATTAAAGATGCGGTTTTAGCTTACACAAACGATTTACTTGGCGTTGAGAACAGAGAATGTGAAGATACAATCATTCTTGCAAAAGATAATTTCATTAATATTGTTGAAAAAATGACAATTGCTAAAGACGGTTTACCCGTTGATGTTCAAAACAAGATTGATGAATATATTTATTATTTGCGTAAAGAAGCAGATTACAAAATGGGTCAATATCTAGGCGGTATGAAGAACACAGCGACAGTTGATATTGATGATGATTAAATAATTAGCATCTAAGAGTGCTTTTTATATTTTAGGACGTTTTATACGTCCTTTTATTTTGCCCTCGTCTATCGGCGTTAAATGTAGGCTTTCGGTTACGTCTGCATCCGTTAAATGTAGGCACACGTTATTTATTAGTTTAAACGCAGGAGGAAGAATAATGCCAAAACTAACAAGAAAAAGTGTACGTAGTGAAATTGTTAAGGCTGGAGTAAGTGAAGATAAAGCCAATGAATTATTAGAAAGCATTATGTCTATGTATGGAGCTAGCACTGCTGACATGGTTTCTAAAGAAGATTTGGAAGAACTTAAGCAAGAAGCGGTCAATGAAGCTATGAAAAACACACCTAAAGACTACAAAGAAAGTCAAGATTACAAAGATTTATTAGGAAAAGTACAAGAGTACGAAAAGAAAGACACTATCCGAACATTAACGGATAAAGGAGTTAAAAGCGACAAGTACGCGGAAATGCTCTTGGAAAGATTAGACAAAGAAAAAGACATTGATGAACAGCTTACGGCTTTTAAAGAGGAATATGCCGATATGTTCAATGTCGAACAACAAGAAGAGCCAAAACCTCAATTTGGAGCACAGCCAAAAGGCACTATGCCAAGTGGCAAAGAAGCACAAACGTTTGGGGATTTTTGGAGTTTTATGCCAAAAGAAAAGTAGGAGGAATTAATATATGGCAGATTTTGTGCAAACACCTTTAAATTATGCAGTTGACTACGCTAGAACACTAGCCAACGCTTATCCTTATTTATCATATTTTCCAGAGTTATGGGCAGGGCCAAACAATGAAAAATATAAACCAGTAAACGGGAAAACAGTAATGATCCCATCGATGACAGTTTCGGGGGCTAAAGCAGTTAACCGTGACAGTATCGACGGTAAATTTAATCGTAATTTCAATACTGAAATGCAACCCGTTACAATGATGATGGACAGAGAATGGGATACATTAGTTGATCCAATGGACATCAAGGAAACAAATCAAGTGGCTACTATTGCCAATGTAACAGAAACATTTAACCAATTCCAAAAAGTGCCAGAAATGGATGCATACATGGCTTCTAAATTGTCATCATATGCACAATCTTTCGGTACAGTAGATACAACTGTGTTAGATAAAGATACTATTTTAGAAACATGGGATGGATATTTAGCGTATATGGTTAACCAACGTATCAACCGTGATAGATTGGTAGCGTATATGACACCAGATGCGTATAAACTTTTAAAAGAAGCAGCGGGAATTACACGTTTTATCGATGCAGGTACTGGAATTAGAAATGTAGACCGAAATGTCGGGAAATTAGACGGAGTATTAATTCGAGAAGTACCAAAAGATATTATGCAAACAGCGTTTGACTTTACAGTAGGATGGAAAGTTGAATCTGACGCAAAAACTATTAATATGTTGTTAGTAGACCCTATGGCAATGATTGCTCCAGTAGTCTATGAAGTAGCTATGATGAGTGCACCAACTGCACAATCTAAAGGAAAATGGCTATATTACGAAAGATACTACTACGATGTATTTGCATTAGATAAACGTAGAGTAGGTATCTTAGCAAATATCACTACACCAACTCTTGGAACATTTGAAGTTACGTCAACTGCTGGAGCTGAAACTAATCAAACAAATGTAGCAGTTACTGCTAAACCAATTCTTGGACAAAAATTAGTGTATAAAGTAGCTTCTAGCGCTTCAACACCTACATACGGACAAGATTTATCTAGCGGATGGTCTGATTTACCAGCTGATGGCGTAGTAACGGTCGCAGGATCAGAAACGAATATCACTGTTGCATTAGTTAATACAACTAAAGCAAATGGAGCTTTCGCGGTTGCAAGTGGTAATGCTACGATCGTTAAAAACGGCGGATAAGGGGTGATTGTATGGCATATATAAAATATGCTGATTTTACACAATTTTACGGCAGTGATTTGATGGATGAAGAAACGTTCAACAGTCTCGTTAATCCAGCATGTTCTAAAATTGATGAAATAACCCGTTTTAAGGTCGCTGAAGAGGGTTTAAACTCTTTAGCGCCTTTTATTCAAGAATTGTTTAAACGTGCGTGCATGGCTCAATGTGCGTACTATGGCTATTACGGTTTAGAAGTAGCCTATACTGGTGTGGCAGGGCAAGGCTTTACGGTTGGCAAAGTAAGCGTGGACAGCACTTATCAGTCGAAAGAAAGCGCAGGAAGAAATTACAATTCATTAAGCCCCGAAGCGGTAAGTCTGCTTGAACAAACTGGGCTGTTAAATAGGAGTGTTGGAGTATTCTCAGACCCATCCCTAAACGTATTCTGGCCGATATAGCCACATTAAAAGTAATTACCAGTATAAACGAATGGCAAAAGCCCGTTATGCAGTCTTATGATTTAAAATTTGTACATATGCAAAACACAAACGAAGTACGAAGAACAACAGATAACACCGAGGTCGTTCTTCGCTCAATATTATATTACGATTGTAGGTTGTCTAAGCCGAATTTAAACTTATGGGTATTAAATAACCAATCACTTGGAAACGGCGCTAGAATGAGCATTATTTATCAAGAACAGACATATACTGTTCAAACTTGCGATTTAGTACCCGATGATACTGGCAAACCGCACCATTATGAACTTGGGTTAGTTTAGTGAGCGTTAAAGTTACATTAAATAAACGAAGAGTTCTAAAAAGAATTACGAGCGGTGCCGATAATGCTAGAGCGGTGTTGACAGAACAAGTTTATCAGGACAGTGAAGAATATACCCCTCGTGATAAAAGAAAACTTATAGAAACGGCGCGAATTGATTCTAAAAACGGAACAATTACATATACCCAGCCATATGCTAAAAAATTATGGAATGGTATAGATTATAATTTTTCTAAAGATAAAAGTGCTAAAGCCACTTATGAGTGGTGTGATGCAGCTAAAACAGACCATAACAAGGATTGGCAGAAAGTTGCTCAACAAGCATTTAAAGAGGGGATGAAATAATGGACATCGAGATTATAAACATTCTAACGGCTCTTATTAAGGCACAGTATCAAGGAAGCTTAGTTTTTGGTACAAATATACCCGATAATAGTTTGGCGCTTCTATGGCGGTCAAATCCGCAAGAAATATATATGTGCAAAGACAGTTATAATCATATGAACGTAAGGCTTAACGGAAAAAATAAAGATCAAGAGGAAATATGCAGTACACTAAACCAACTGCACTACTTTTTAAGCAAATTAAAAAGCGATCAAATTGAATTAGGCGAACATACGCAAATCATTGATATACAAACATCCTCAAGCCCAGAACTGATAGGGGTAGAGGAAAACGGTCAATGGATTTACGGATCAAGCCTTTTAATTAAATATTATATTAAATAGGAGGAAATAAAATGGCTGACGGAGATTTCAAAGCACAGGTACAAGTAGAACCAGTTTATAATTATACGGTTGCGATTGACACTACACCCGATACAACAGCGACATGGTCACCATTATGTGCAGGTATCGAAAACTTTAGCGAATCATTGAATGAACAAGTACAACAGTTCTTTTTTATGTGCGGTAAAGGATTTGCGAATAACTATGTTACAGGAATGGCACCATCATTAACAATTACTGGGCGCAGAGTTAAAGGTGATGCAGCACAAGAGTATATCTTTAGTGTTAAATACTCTTTAATGAAAAAAAGAGAAACACAATTGCGAATTTCGCAATTAGATGCAACGGGAGCAAATACGCAAACAATTACATGCAATGTAACAATTCAAAACATTGTAGAGATTAGCGGAAATGCTACAGATCCGTCACAAATCAGCTTTGATTTGGCATTTAATGGAACACCAACGTTAAAAAGTACGCCAGTAGGGGGATAACCCCTACTTTATATATATATTAGGAGGATGAATCATGTATAAAATCAAAAGGAAAGAAAATTTAATTGATACTTTGCAATTTGAAAACTCTAAAGGAGAAAAACTAACAATAGAAGTAAAAATTAATCTTTTGGAAAAAATTAATTCGTATCAAAAAGCGTATAGAGCGGTTGAAATTTCACAGATTGAGATACAAAAAGGCTCTAAGGATATGCGTAAACTAGGTAACGCAATCATTGATGTAATCGAGGTTGTATTTGGAGAGGACAACGGCAAAAAAATGATAACATTCTATGATGGTGATTATGCAGAATTATTAATTGATTTGTGGCCTTTTATTGTAAATAAAGTCAATCCAGCATTTATTAAGGCAAAAAAACAACGAGAAAAAGAAATAAAAGAAAATATTAAAAAGCTATGAAATTATATGATGAATTGCCGATAACAATAAAATATAATGGGCACAACTATAGAATTTTACCTTATTTTAATAGGGTTTTATACTGTTTGGAAGTATTTAAAAATAATCTTTATAGCGATGAAGAAAAAATTCATATTTGTTATAAGGTGCTTGTAAAAAATAAATTTATGACAATTTCTTTTTTAGATAAGACTAGAATATTAAACATGATTTTTAAAATGCTTTTTGAAGATAAAAACAAGCGTAAAGAAAATAAAAAATCTTTTGATTTTACGCAGGATGCTAAATATATATATGCGGGGTTTATGCAATGTTACGGCATAAACCTTTTTGAATACAAAAATAAATTGCATTGGTGGGAATTTAACGCATTGTTTCAAGGACTATCAAGGGATACTCGGATAATGCAGATAATTGATATTCGTACTCGACCTATTCCTAGAAGAGACAAAACAAATGGCGAGTATATAAACGAACTTTTAAAGCAAAAAGCAGAGTATAAATTGGAACTAAGCCAAGAGGAACAAGAAAAAGAAATACAACAATCACTTGGCGATTTATTTAGTGCTTTATCAAATATGGCCGAAAAGGAGTGATGATATGGCAGATGGTGATGTAGTTTATAAAGTTGAGGTTGATGATAAAGAAGTTGACAAGCAACTTAATGCGGTTAACTCAAAAATTAAAGAAAGCAGTCAAGAAACTTCGGATAAACAAAAGAAAGATTATAAAGAAACGTCAAAAGAGTTTAAAAAACAATCTAATGAAGTAGTAAAAGAAAATAAAAATACCAATAAATCTATAACCGATGATAGTAGTGGTACAGCTGGAACGCTAAAAGAGGTTTTTGTAAATGCAGCCGATGGAATTGGATTGTCATTTTCAAATTTAACAAAAGCGGGGATTATTGGCGGTTTAGCTGGTTTAAGTGCTAAAGCAGTGTCGGGAGCAGTTGATTTTGATAAAGCGATGAATCAATTTGTTGCAAGCACGGGAGTAGCTAATGAAAAATTAAAAGATTATGAAAACATTTTAAAAAATGTTTACGCTAACAACTACGGTGAAAGTTTCGAAGACATAGCCGAAGCTATGAAAGAAATTAGAACACAGATTGGACCTGTAGTTGATAATTGGGATCCTACTGCTCTACAAGAATTTACTGAGAGCGCCTTTGCTTTACGAGATACATTCGGTTATGACATTCAAGAATCAGTTAGAGCAGCTAATGCCATGATTAATAATTTTGGAATTGACGGTTTAGATGCTATGAATTTAATTGCCAACGGAGCGCAAAACGGATTGGATTTTAGTGGCGAATTGTTGGATAGTATTAGTGAATATTCTGTCCAATTTGCAAAAATGGGCTTTACGGCTGATGAAATGTTCAAGATATTTTCTGCTGGCGCAGAAAATGGCGCATTTAATCTTGACAAAATAGGTGATGCTATTAAAGAAAATGCTATAAGGGTTATAGATTATTCAAATACAACACAAGATGCTTACAAACAGTTGGGATTAGACGTTGATGATATGTCAAAGAAGTTTGCAAGTGGTGGTGACGAAGCAAGAGAAGCATTTGACCAAGTTATGACGGGGTTGATTGCGTTGGATGATCCAGTTAAGCAAAATACAATAGGTGTAGAACTATTTGGCACTATGTGGGAAGATTTAGGACCGACAGTTGTTGGGGCATTATCAAACATTGAAGATGGCGCTTATGGAACAGCGGATGCCATGGAAATGATTAAAAAGGTTAAATATGATGATTTAGGTTCTATGTTTGAGGGTTTAACTCGACAAATAGAGTTGTTAATACTTCCATTAGGGGAAGCGCTTATTCCGATTTTGACGGCTTTGGTTCAAACTGTGTTACCTATACTACAATCACTTTTACCGCCGTTAATAGAGGTTCTTAACGCTGTAATAACTCCAATTTTGGGTATTATTCAAAGTTTAACACCATTGATTGATACTATTACAAATGCTTTAACTCCAATTGTACAGTCATTAACTGTCTTGTTTCAAGACGTGTTTGGGATAATTGCTAAAATAGTGTCCGAAACTATAACCGATATAGTAGCTTTTATACAACCTATTATTACTTTTATTAGTGCAATATTAACACCGACTATTCAAGCGCTCACACCATTGTTTACGGGAATATTTGGGAGTATTGCAAACACAGTTTCAAGCGTGATTAATAACATTAAAGGAATATTAAGCGGTATTGTGAGCTTTATAAGCGGTGTATTTTCGGGAAATTGGCGTCAAGCATGGGAGGGGATAAAACAAATATTCTCTAACATAGTAAGTGGCTTTGCTAACATATTCAAAAGCCCGATAAACTGGATAATAGACGGAATCAATACGTTTATAAGCGGTTTAAATAAAATAAAAATTCCCGATTGGGTTCCAGTTGTAGGCGGAAAAGGTTTTAACATTGGGAAGATACCAAGATTAAAAGTTGGTATGGATTATGTACCAAGTGATTTTTTCCCTGCGTATCTGGATAAAGGCGAAATGGTACTTACAGCACCCGAAGCGCAAAAAGTACGCTCATACGGCGGAATACAAGGTATAGAGAGTATGTTAAGCGCCAATCTTATTACAAACAATGAAATGGGTCTTGATTATGGAAAACTAGCCGAAGCAATGGCGGGTGTTACTATACCGATTTATCTAGACGGCAAAGTCGTAGGCTATAGTATAACGGGCTCAGTCGATCAAAACATGGGAATTATAACTTCACGCAAAGGGAGATACGGAATATGAGAGAAGATGTAAGATTTAAAATCAATAATGATGATTTTTTGTTAAGCGATTATCATTTGTGTGTTGAATCATATTCTATTGGTATCCCCGAGGTTAAGAGCTTTTTTCAAGAGATACCGTATTCTAATGTTGTTTATGACTATACAGAATATTTTGGAAGTCCTACATATAGCCAACGCACAATAACTATAAATTGCAAACTAATGAAATCGACACCGTGTTGGCAAAAAATAATGCAAAAAGTTCTTGAACTCATGCACGGTCAAAGAGGTACGTTCAGTTTCGCAAGCGATAGTGAGTGGTATTATAATGGGAGAATTTCTATTGACACGGATGAGCATGATAATTGGAATTTTGCTACCGTTACATTATCGATAATTTGTGATCCGTTAAAAACGAATATAGAGGGGGCGAGCAAACTTTGAAACTAAAATTAATGTGCGATGCCGATATATTGTTTGACAGTACGACAAATATGTATAAAGCTATGTCAATCGATTTAACTGAACAAGTTAATACAACTAATACATTGGTGTTTGCTCTCCCGCCTTTTAATCCTAATTATGATAAACCGCAAAAAATGACGTCTGTAATCGAATTATATAGAAATGATGCCCTTGTGTTTGAGGGGCGGGTGCTGTATACCGATGATGATATTTTGGGCAATAGAACATTTACTTGCGAGGGTTCTTTAGCTTATTTCCTTGACAGTATAGTAAGACCTAATACAACGCAGGATACAACTATCCGCGATTATCTTCAAGGTCTTTTAAATCAGCATAACGCACAAGTTGAAGAACAAAAGCAGTTTACACTTGGAATTGTTAATGTTACCAATACAACTGACAATGTATATCGTATAGACAATGATTATTCAAATACATTAACAGTAATGCAAGAAAAATTAGTTAACCGTTTAGGCGGATATTTAAGGGTTAGAAAAGAAAACAACGTAAGATATCTTGATTACTTGGAAGAGTATGGAACAACATCAAATCAGACTATAGAATTTCAAAAAAATATATTAGATTTGTCACAGCGTATATCTGCGGAAAATGTAATAACCGCGCTAATACCTTTAGGTGTTAAAAATGAAGAAACGGGGTTGCCGCTAACGATTGAAAGCGTGAATGACGGTAAAGATTATTTAGTAAATGAAACTGCCGTAAGCCTATTTGGCTATATATACGGTAAGAACGAGTGGGAAGATGTTACATTACCCGAAAACCTAAAAACAAAGGGAGAAGCCTTTTTGCAGGAAAATATAAAAGCTTCGTGGAGCATAGAAGTAAATGCCACTGATTTATCGATGCTAGATGTATCGATTGATACATTGGATTTGGGAATGAGTGTTCCAGTCATATCCGTACCGCATAAATTAGACGAAAATTTTACAATTAAGAAAAAAGAAACTAAATATCTGCAACCGCAAGATAGCGAAATAACTTTAGACACTGTCATAAAACGAAACACTGATCAAGTTTCAAGCACTGACCGACAATTAGGACAGTTGGAAACAATACAGACTGACAGATTTATGGCTATTGTGAAAGAACAGACCAATTTAATTACGGGCGGTTCGGGCGGAAATATGCAGTATGGATTTAATGACAGCGGTTTACCGAGTGAAATCTTTTTTCTAGACAATCCCGATAAAGAACTAGCAAAAAAAGTATTAAGAATAAATCAAAACGGGATTGGGTTTTCGAAAAATGGGATTAATGGTCCTTTTGAAACGGCATGGACATTAGACGGCGTATTTAATGCTAATTATATTACCGCTGGTATCCTACAAGGAATACAAATAATTGCAGATTTAGGTATGCTTGGCGGTTGGACAATGGACAGTACATCTCTGTCAAGCGGAAGTACGGTCGGAATTATTCTAGATTCAAGCGAACCAAGCATTGCGACATATCATCCTGATACGGATTATATCGGCATGAAAATGTATAATGGTGGATTGGCTATATACTCTTACGCTAATAAAGGGACATATGTAGGGCAATTGTCAAGTGGAGCAGATGGACCGGTGCTGCAGGGCGCATATGGACACAATTTATCTCTCGGTATAAGTACAGATAATACAAATACTGCGCTTGATGGTTATTTAGTTATGGATAATGGCGAAGTGTCATGCTATAAAACGTTAAATATGCGCGGACACAGTATAATAAATCAATCAGACAAACGATTAAAGAAAAATATAAAAGATATAGATTGTTCTTTTGTATATGATTTAGAAGTAAAACAATTTGATTACTTAAACGGTGATAAAAACAAAATTGGTATACTTGCAAATGATTATACGAACAAAGGCTATTCTAAATATTTTCTACATAAAGGAAAAGACGGGTATTATGGTGTAGATTACCAAAATATTATGAATGCACTGATTAAATGCGTGCAGGAACAAAACAACCGTATAAAAGCGTTAGAAAGGGGAACAAAATGATATTTAGTACAATAACACAAAACAATCTTAATTTAACCGCTGATACTACCGAAATCCCAGCACAGTATAGCAATAATATACAGTTTAAATTTATTCAAGATAATGAACGTTTTAGCGGATATATACCGACTATTTATATTGGTGTATATGACAGTGCAATGATAGAGTGCGGCGACGTTATTAATGCTGGTGGTGCGGTTGTTGTAGACGGTGATGGTGTGTTCGCTATATCTAATGAAATAATGTATCGTAACGGCTTTTTAGCGGTTGGGGTAACATTAACCAACAATGACGAGAACGTATCTCTAAAGCCCGTTATTTACCGTATACAAGCAAGTGTTGGCGGATTAAGTCCATTACCGCCAGATGAGGGCGAATGGCAACAGGTTGTTAAGGCATTTGTTGAAACACTGTTTAATAACTGGTCTGCTGAAAATCTCGATCCAATAAAAGCACAGCTTGAAGAACTTATCTCTACAGCACAAACACAACAAGAAAAAATAACATCTCAGCAAACGCAGATTGATAATGCGATTGGAAACATGGGAGATTATGAAATCGTACAAGAAGACCCCGTACAAATAAGATTTAAAAAAGGTGATGGAACATTCGGGGAAACTGTTGATTTAGGCGACGGATTAGCATCTAAAGCAATGGTAAATGCTGGCTATTATACTTATAAAGGTATTAGTTATGATGGTTCTGCAAGTAATAACGGGATTGACGTTGCAGAAATAGACGGAGCATATTCTCAAGAAACAACAAACGGATTTCAGTTATTCGACGCAAGTAAACTGCCTACTAAATCTCAAGGCGGTGCTACAGTAACTAACAACGGTGACGGTTCGTTTACTATTAGTGGTAGTGGGAATTTAACAAGTGATTGTGTGTTTTCGTATACTTATTCACACGAAGAAACATTGAGATTAATTAAAAGTGGACAAATAAATTTTAAAAATGAAATGACTACTAAGCCAAATTTCGCTGTACAATTGTTTTACGAGAACAATGGAAAGATGGTTCTTCTAAGTAATGCAACTAACCCTACTGACAGCGTAACAATAACCCAAGCGATGTTAGATGATAGCACATCATCGTTGAGAATATCATTTTCTGGAACGACAGGGCAAACCATCAAAGCAGGAACTATTAAACCAATTCTCTACCAAGACGGAGACGGAACTTTCGAGCCATTCACGGGCGGTATTGCTAGTCCTAACCCCGAATATCCTCAAGAGCCTAAGTTTGTGGGCGATTACAACGAGGATACGCAAAAATATGATATTGACTTTATGACGAGTGGAAAGAACTTATTTGATTTTAATTATTTAAAAAATGATTTTGTTATCAGTGGTATTAAAACTTATACAGATAATTCGATTACATTAACGTCTAATAGGGATGATTGTTATGACAATAGCTACTCGAGAAATACAAACTTTCGTATACCAGTATTGCCGAATAAACAATATACACTAATGTTTAGAAAAACAAATAGTGTTGCCGGACTTGTGTATATATTTCCTTTCACAAAAAATAATGTAATGCACAAACAATTTATAAGTAAAAATATTTCATGGGATGGTAATATTGCATATACGTTCACCACACCACAAGATTGTTATTATGTGAATTTTAGAGTAGGTATAGCCTCAAGTGGTAATACTTGTACATTTAGTGATTTTATGCTTTTATATGGGGCGCATACATGGGATGATGTAACCGAATTTACACCATACCAAGGCTTAGAAACCACAACCGTAGAACTAAACCAACCGTTACGTGAGTTACCAAACGGTGTTAAGGATACGGTAGAAAATGGTGTTGTTACGAGAAGAGTTGGGGAAATAACTTTTAATGGTTCAGAAACATGGTTAAAAAACGCCGGAAATACTAATAATTGGCTGTATCATATTGCTATAACACACGTTAACGCAAAAGGGTTGTGTGATTCGTTACCACACAATGAAATAGATGTTATAAATAGTGATGGTTCCGGGATTAACCGAGTTGGCTTCAATTTTACTCAATACGAAAAAGTTATGTATCTCAATGTTGGATATTATATGGAACAAGCAGGTCTAACCAACACGGTAGACAACCTAAAAACTTGGCTACAATCTAACCCTATTACTGTATGGTATGAACTCGCTACGCCAACTACGAAACAAATTACGTTGCCTACTCTGCCGAGTTGGTATCCTTATACTGATGCGTGGGTTGGAACTGAATTACAACCTAGCTTTGTAGAATGGCATATCAAAACCGCAGGAGCTAACCAAAATGATTTAACCGTTATTAAAGAAGATATATCGCAATTACAAACCGAAACCACGCAGTTAAACGATGATGTTACAATGCTTATGGGAGCTTTTACATCGGTGACAGATTTAACTAAGCGATTATTCTTGCTTATGCATCGTGTAGGTGATATTATTTTCAGCACTTCCGATGAAAACCCAAGTACAATTTACGGCGGAACATGGGTAGCGTGGGGGAAAGGTCAAGTACCAGTTGGTGTCGATACAAGCGATAGTGATTTCAACACTGTAGAAAAAACGGGCGGAGAAAAAGAACATACATTAACTGTCGATGAAATGCCGAGCCATAAACATGATTTTGGACAACAATTTGCTACTACATCTAATTTGAGTGGGGCATATGGTTATTATATGATTGCAGGAACACAAACCGATGTTATAAAAAATACAGGTGGAAACCAACCGCATAACAACTTACAGCCATATATAACTTGCTATATGTGGAAAAGAACTGCATAAAAACTTAAAGGCCGAAAGGCCTTTTTAATATTAATAAAGTGAGGTAATTTTATGAACAAAATTAATTTAAAAATCAGATTAAAAAATCCCATGTTTATTGCACAAATTGTATTAGCTGTACTTAATAAAATTTAAACTGAAGGTGAGGAAAATGAAAAAAATGAATGTTTTAAATAATATGAATTACATGGACACATACAATGCGATTACTGGAGCGGTAGTCGCTTTTTTAAGCTTTATTTTTGGAGAACACTGGATCCTATTTGCATTATTCTTGTTATTTAATGTGATTGACTGGATCACTGGTTGTATGAAATCCAAACTGGCTAATAAAACAAACTCAACAAAAGGATGGATGGGAGTTTTAAAGAAACTTGGGTACTGGATTATGATTTTATTAGCGTTTTCAGCTTCTGTATTATTTGTTGAAATTGGGAATACATTGGGAATTGATTTAGGAGTTACAACCTACCTGGGGTGGTTTGTTTTAGCTTCTTTAGGAATAAACGAACTAAGAAGTATTGTAGAGAATCTAGTTGAAGCAGGTTATAACGTACCAGCGGTTTTAACAAAAGGATTAGAAGTAGCAGACAAATTAATTAACAAAGAAAGTGAGGAACAGTAATATGAACGAAAAAGAATTCATTGAATTATGTAAGAAAGAGATTGTTGAGTATACGAATGAACATCTTGATAAAACGGATAAAAAGCAAATTACAGAAGTTGATGTGTTTGTGGTATGGAGTTGTAAAACATTGCAAAATAACAAAGCTTTATTGTCTACAACTGTTAGTGATGGAATGTACTATGAATTAACATATAACGGTGATAAAAATGAAGTGTATTTCGATGCTTACAAAAAATGGGAAAACAAATGCATTAAATTGGAGGATAAATAAAATGACAACAGTAAAACAATTATTAGACTTAGCAAGAGCGTGGATTGGATGTAGAGAAAGCGATGGGTCTCATATGGAAATTGTTAATGTATATAATGCTTATACACCATTACCACGCAATTATAAAGTTAAATCGAATGATAGCTGGTGTATGGTATTTATTTCAGCTTTGTTTATTAAGGTAGGGCTTGCAAATTTATGCCCGCTTGAATGTTCTTGCGGTAAAGCAACTGAAAAAGCTAAAGAAATGGGTATCTGGGAAGAAAATGGGGCTATTACTCCTAACGTAGGAGACTTAATTATGTATGACTGGGATAAAAAGGATGGATGGCCAGAACATGTCGGTATCGTAGAAAGCGTTAATGGTAATACATTTACAGTTATCGAAGGTAATAAAAATGATGCAGTAGGACGTAGAACTGTAACTGTGGGAAGTGCGAGCATTCGTGGATTCGTTAAGCCTATGTACGATGGTGCTACACCTAATGTTAGTGATATTCCACAAGCTGAAAATAATGCTGGTGTAACTGTAAACTATAAAGTTAAAGTCGATACGCCAAGCGGTGTAAACTGTAGAAAAGAGCCAAGTATAAACGGGGCTAAGGTGACTGCTTATGCCAACGGTACAGAATTAACCATCTCTAAAGAGGAAAATGGTTGGGGCTATACAGGTGAAGGATGGGTATCTCTACAATATTGCACTAAAGTTCAAGGTAATTCTTCATCTAACACAAAATCAACTGGAACTTATGAAGTACGTGTAGACAGTGCTTTAATTGTTAGAAGTGGTCCAGGGACAAATTATTCAAGAAAATCAAAATCACAGTTAACAGTCGATGGTCAAAAACGTTCAAATGACAACGGTGGGTTATTAAACGGTACTCGTGTTACTGTTTCGAAATGGAACGGTAATTGGGCTAAGATTCCATCGGGATGGGTAAGTGGCGATTATCTAAAAAAGGTGTAGCGACATGAAACGCATTGAAGTATCAATTTTAGCTATTCTAGCGTTATTATCACTATTATTAGGAATTGCCTTAGTACAAGAGAAACAAGCCACTAGAAACCTAAAAATCAATCTAGAATTAACAAAACAGGAATTACAAGATACTCAAGGCGATAGAGATTATTATCAAGGACAGTATAAAAAATATTACGAACTATCCGAAGAACTTCAAAATCAAATGGGTGTTTATGCTTATGAATAAAGTTTACTTGAAAATAGGCGCAGAAGATATTCAAGGAAATAAGCTGAATACACGGGTAGAGTATGTTCTTATGTATGTGGGGTTATCGCACAGCATTATCAACAATGGGTATCGTGATATACATGTAAATAATAAATACATAAAATTCAAGCCTAGATCAAAATAATCTAGGCTCTTTTTATTTTATTCGTACATATCTTTTATTGTATCAATTACGTCTAATTGTAGTTGTACTGCTTCGTCTTCGGTTACGGGGTAATTTGTTTTTACGTAGCTTATATAATTATCGTCTATGACATTACTTAGATAATAATCTAATTCACTATCATAATCTTCTAAATAATCTATGTGTGAACTTGGACTTGTTTCAATTTCAACTAAAATATTTTTTAAATTAGTTATAAAAGAATTTCTAACATCCTCAAGATCAATAATATTAGCTACCTCAGTGTCTAAGGCCATTGCAATCTTATATACAGTAGCTGTTGATGCAGAATTTAAGCTTTTTCTATCCTGCTCATAGTCCTGTAACGTTCTAAGGCTAATATCTGCTAATTCCGCTAAATCTCTTTGACTATAAATAGTATTTTTTTCTCTATAATTTTTAAGTTTACTCATTTTAAATCTCTCCTTTTTTATATTTTATTTTTAAATGTTAGTTAAATCAACGAAATTACCTTTGTTGTTCCAGTATTTGCTCATTCCATTAGTGGTATAATACGCTCTTGTTTTGCCGTAATTTTGCCGTAATTTGAATTCAAAGCTGTAACATTCTGCAATATTATAGTAATCCCTTATTTGTTTTTCTTTTTTAGCCATTAGCCAAGCCATCTTTAAGGCAACCTTTAATGTTTTATTCCATTTTCTAATAATAATCCAAGCATTGCACATAATTTGTTTTTTATTATATTTCATCGTTGTAACCGCCTTTCACCTTACAAACATATTGTACGCTAATAAACGTACTAAGTCAATGGTTTTAATACGTTTTTTTGCGTATATTAATATTTTGTTTGTTGTCTGTATAAAAACCATCTAAAAAACCACTCCAACAAATTATATTCAAATATAGTCATAACGACATTCAAATGATATATCGCTAATTTTATTAAAAACAACTACTATTGTTTAAATATCGTTTAAATATTGTTTGAATATCCTAAATTAATAAATGTGACATTTGCTTACGTTTGTAACTTTCTTTTATCGATATGTAAAATCTCTATATTTATCAACGGTTTTGAGGTTTAGTAATTTCACAAATTGTATAAAAAACCACTTTTAGACCACTTTTTAGTTAAAAACTTTATCAACTGTATCTTTTAGTTTTTCATTTTCTAAATGTGTGTAGATCGTCATTGTTGTATTAAAATCTTTATGTCTTAACAGTTTTTGACTTGTCTTTGCATCTATCCCAGCATTAAATAGCGTAGTAGTGTATGTATGACGAAGCATATGGAAACTAACGTGCTCGTATTTTTTTGAAAACCTGCTTAATTTAGCCTTTATTATAGATGGGCTCATATAACTCCCGTTTTTTGTCACTACAACGTCACTTTTGTTAATTTCGAACCATTCTACCAAAATATCTTTTAAAGGCTCTACAAGCGGAATAACAGCGTTTGAAGAACTTGTTTTAGTTTCTTTGACAATCAATTCTTTTGATATTGGATCAAGATATAATATTTTATTGATGCTTATAGTGTTATTATCAAAATCAATGTCATTTTTAGTTAGTGCTAATACTTCACCAATACGACATCCCGTATACTTTCCAATATAAAAAGCAATTTGGTATTCTTTTGTGGAATCGGCAATTAATTTTTCAAAAAGTTCATCTGATATAACCTTATTTTTATCTTTTTTTGTATTCTTTCCTTTTATTTCGATTTTATTAAATGGCATACGTTCAATATATCCCATGTTGTAACAGTAATTAAATATGTATTTCAATGTTGCGACAACGTTTGTTATAGTCGGCTTTGCATAACTGCTCTCAAGTGGTTTTATCAATTCGTTTATAATTTTAAAGTCTATTGTATCAACAAGGCAATTACCTAGCTTAGGTTTTATGTGCTTTCTAAAAGTCAATTTTCTTGACGATACGGTCGATATTGCTAAAGAGGTATTATTTGTCATACATTCGTTAAACGCTTCCTCAAGCGTAATTTTAGGCTTTGTAGAGTATCCCTCGGCAAATTTAACTCGCATTAACTGCTCATGTTTTTCGGCTTTCTTATGTGAAGTGAAGCCGCGCTTTGAATAATATTTTTTTCTACCGTATTTATCTTTGTAGGTGAATCTGACTTCATATGTTGTTCCTTTTTTATTTTCAAACTCTCTAATTGACATAATAAAAACACGTCCTTTCTTTGTTTGCCTTAGACGTGTTCAAATGTTATAATTAAGCACGTAAAAGGACATTTAAGAGTTGTACTTTACGTTATGGACCACCGCTATGAGCAGTGGTCTTTTTTATATTTTGGCTAGATTTTCTTTAATTATTTCTATACTGTTCTTTCTCCAACCATCAGCATTACGGTACGGATATTTAACATAGTGGTGTGCATAGTATCCTACATTGTACACTGCTAAATCCAAGTCTTTTAATTCGCTTGCATTTTCTGCATTGGAATTTTTTTCGATATATGTGTATATGTAATATCCATAATAAATTGTTTTTTCCATCGTTGTATTATCAACGGTCAAATTATCTACATTAGCTTTGATAAAATATAATCCATCATTAATTGTTTTTTCAATATCCTTTTTTGATGCGCCATCTTGTTCTTTTTTTGCTTTATTAATAATTTCTGTTATAGCATTATCATTGTTGTGCTCTGCTATTTCAAGTTTTAAATCTTCACTTGATGAAAATCCATAATCGATATTAGTTGTGCCTTGTTGCGATCCGATTATTGCTCCAGCAAGTAAAAGTATTAAAAATATTCCTATTACTATAGTTTTCTGTTTAATTCCTTTTTTCCAAAATCTGATCATATTATTTTCTCCTTTTTAATAGCATTTTTGTTAATTTTCAAGCATTGACGGAATATGCAAATCATTAATACTTTTTTCCCAATCTACTGAACTAAAATTATCACAATCTTTTATTGCATTAGTTGTTAAAAAGCCACTAACTACGCAGATTACTTTATCATCTTTAATTACATTTCCAACAAATTTTATTTTTTCATAGTTGTTTAATTCTTTGTTTTCTTGAATATAATAACAAGCATCCTCAATCGCTGAATAATAATTTTGAAGAACACTATCTTTAAAAAGCTGATCACCATCAACAGCAAAGTAAACATTAAGTGTTTCTTGTTCTTCTTTTGTTTTACATTCATCTAAAACAGACGCCAACACCTCTCCTATAGGTGCGTCTGAAGATTTTACGATGCTCATTTGTTTCTTAATGTTTATAGCTACACCTAAAATCAAAATTACAACAACAATAGTTATTATTTTCTGCTTTTTTCCCTTTCTCCAAAACTCTTTAAACTTCTTCATCTATTTTTTCCTCCCATATATTATTTATATAAACACCTAATGTGTGTTTATCGGTTAATTTCTAAAACATTGATAAATCAAAACATGTACCAATTTCAAATTTAAATTTATCAATAAGTTTTTCAACTTCTTTATCACATTCTTCAGCAGTCAAATTGCAATCATGGGCAAAGTGGTTTTTTAAAACATGTGCTAACTCATGCAATAAGGCTTCTTTTTGAATATTGATAGCTTGTTTGCTGTTTATTACAATTTCATAATATTCGGTTGTATGCACGCACATTCCTTTCAATTTATTAGGCAAAATGTCGCTAAAACTTATAATTATATTGTTGAAACGACAAAAATCCTCAAAATTCATTTTTAATAATTCGTCAACCTCCATTACTTTATCCCTCCAAATATTATCTTCTCCCGTTTTGTAGCCCAATAATAACGCTAATGATAACGTCTATTTCTTCTGGTGTTAGGTCTTTTGTTTTGTCGAACAGTAATGCAAAATGATCGTCGTTTAAAATTCTCTTATATACGTCAAGATGCTCGGGATTATCTTTAAGATATTCCACTACCTCGTCGTAGTCTCCATAATAAGTACTTTTATCAACTGTTTGACTGTTTTCTAAATCAATATTTACTAAATCATTTATAGGTATATCAAATATATCAGCAAGTTGTTGAATTGTTCCCATTGTTGGTGATCGATAATTTGTTTCCCACATTTGGATAGCGGACGCTGATTTATTAAGCTTTTTAGCCAAATCAGGCTGAGACATTTTTTTATTTTTTCTTAAATATCTTATATTTTTACCAACAAAACTCATATTATCACCTCCATCACATCTTTAATTATATATGTAACATCACAAAATGTAAATAAAAAACCACACATTTTGTAACAAATATATTGACACTACACAAAATGTGTGGTAATATATTTGTGTCAGGAGGTGATAACTTGAAATATACATTAAAAGAAATTAGGGCAAGAAGAAATTTAACCCAACAAAATATGGCTGATAAA